TGACAGAAGGTTTATGTTCACACCAGTGCTTCTGATATGTCTTCCACAACTCGAGTTGTTCTATGGCTGTTAAATCCGTTCTAAACACAGCATCACTGTTACATTTGATAGGAAAAGAGAAAACTGTAGTATGCATAGGATTCATTTGATCATCTTCAGCTGGAAATCCTGCTTCTATCATCATCTGGGTTAATGGATCCTTTTTGTCTCCTCTAACAGTTCTAATGTAGTAAGGATTATGTCTTGCATGAATACCACTAGCACTATCAACTAATTGAGATACAGTACCAGATGGTTTAACACAAGTTATAGCAGCTGCTTGAGATATACCTAACTTCTTTGCCCATTCTTTGTTTACTTTAACAGCATGAAGTCTTAGTCTATCTAACATATCTTCAAGACCTTTTTCTTTTCCAGAAGTAAATTTGTTATCCATAATACCAGTTAATGATACACCTAATAGTCTTTCTTCTTCACAATTTTTTCTCCAAGCATTACTTACATACTTAAAGTTAACTAATGTAGATTGAAATGTACCAAGTATAGTTGCAAGTTCAACTTTCTCTTTCAAAGACTTTTCATCATCTGTTGGTCTAATAACAACTTCAGATAAATTACAGAACTCTCTATTTCTTAGAATAATCTCTGAACAAGGATTAGTTCCAAACTCATGTTCTGGATCTCTTCTACCATTCTTTGCTACAATCTTCTGAGCAGACTCTCTGTTGAATATTCCTCTTTCACCAGACTTACTATCATACAGAGCTTTCCATTCATCCATAAAGATACCTACATCAGGTTTCTCTGTATATGCAGCACTGTTGTTTGATAATGCTCTTTGTTTATTATCAACCCACCATTGTCCTGACTTAGCAGCTCTCATTCTATCATCAGATAGATTAGATAAACTTATTAGTGCAGATCTTCTTACACCACCTACAACAACAATCTCAGCTATCTTACAAACAATATCGTGACATTCAATACTACTTAACTTTCTTCCATGAGCATTCTTAAATACTTCTATAGTAAACTTAAATAAACTATCTAATGGTTCTGGTCCTGATGCTCTACCTCCAAATGTTTTTAATGGTGCACCAGCTGGTCTTACTTTACTAAGATCCCATTTAGGAACTTGACCGTGATACAACATAGCTACTAACTCTTTGAATGCTTTTGCCCAACCCATCTTACTATCACCAACATGAATAACAGTATCAGAATCAAAGAACTCTTCTGCTATCATTGGTAGTTTAGTTACAAATTGTCTTTCAACTGAAAAGCCTACTCCTGTACCATTCATTAGTACATAAAGTATTTCATCAAATGCTTGTGGTCTATCTACACTTACAAATGAACAATTATATCCAGCTATGTTTTCTTTCTTTAATGCTTCACCAGCAGCCATCAAACATCTCATAGATGGCATTACTTTAGTTTCTAATACAGCAATCTCTAACTTACTCCTTACATCATCAGGTAGATCATAATTAACTGTTTCTTTTAAATGTTCTTTAAAGAAATCAAAATATCTTTCTATAGTCTCAGACCATGTTTCTCTTCGTTCTTTTTCTGGTAACCATCTTGAGTATCTTGATAAGTGAATAAATTCTTGATATTTTGTGGGTAAGTGATTGCTTAGCATTAAATTTTCCTCCATTCTTTAAACTTTAATTTTGCTGTGAGATCTGAACACGCATTTGAATTTATAATTTTAAATACTTCATCTTTAGTCTTTCCTGCGAGTATCATCTCATTTATATCTTTTTCTTTTATATTATCTGGCCATATAACTATCTTGTATCCATCTTCAATAGATCTCTCCATAATAGATATGAGTTCTTTGTTTCTTGGTTGATTATCATAGACCATAACGAACATATCTTTAGCAGCGAAGTTCGCTATCCTCTTGAAGTCACTTCCACCAACGCTGATACTGTTATCAACAAACATACTATCTATAGGTCCTTCAAGGACGTATATTGTCTTACTAATGTCTACTTTGTCTAAACCAAAAACCAAAGGATGATCTTTGATAGCTTTGATAGTTACATACCTTAGCCGATCATTATTTATACCTCTACAAGTTAGTCCAATCAATTTTTTATCCCTTGTATAGCAAGGAATTAAAATTCTTTCTTCTTTTCCAATTAATCTAT